AAAGAAAATATTTTAGCGGCAAAGAAACTTAAGGGTGTTAGGGCGATTACCGCCAGATATGCTTTAGGCGGTAGGGTTGATTCGGGCAGAGGATTAGCCGCTGGACACGCGCTTCTTTATGGCGCTACTAGAACAAGTAGGCCCCTAACAGTCGCTGAAAGAAGAGCAAACGACAGAGCTGCTCAGAGCAGGAGGGGAAGGGCAAGGGGCCTGAACATTAGAGGTTTTGGGCAGGGTACACTCGGGAAGAAGCCTATTGTTTTTGAGCCCAAACAAGGGGATATGGGTGGATTTTATCTGAATCCAGCCAACGAACCCCCCAAGGCAGTTAATACCAATACCGCTGCGTTTACTATTAAAAACCCAATCTTTAGGCGAGACTATGTTAAAAGGCTTAAGCAAGAAAGAATTCTGAGTCAATCCGATGCAAGAACCCGCGTTCCGGACACTCTTAAAGGTGAGATGAGAGGCGGAAGTTACGCTTCATTTGGTCCTCAAGAAAGCTCTTTGAGGAAAGGCAGCACCGAAAAAGCTATCAGCCAAGGCGCAATCAGCGGAATGAAAGCTGGTATTCAAAAATCGATGAATTCCATTATTAAATCGAAGGCTTTTAATATCAAAGGATTACAGCCGCTAAGGCCAAACATTTCAGCGGCAAAAACGGCGGTTGCTACCGATGAAAATGTTATAAAGACAGTTAGCGGATTCTTATTTGAGTCTGTAATACAAAGTTTAACCGGAGCTGCTCCAGGCGGCGACAAAGTCCCAATGGACCTTCCAAACATAACTGGCCCCCAAAGAACCAAAATGGCCGAGATTTTTGGAGAAGGCTCTGAACTTCTTAAAATAGCTGAAGTCAAAAGGTCTCAAAGCGCTCTTACTGGCAAGGATGGCTTACAAAAGAAGATTTACGGAGAATTTAACATAAGGAAGGGGCGGTATAAACAAGTTGCAGAAATGAAACCCTCGCAAAAACTTGGAGACCCTATACAACTGGCGTCCGGAGGTGGAATATCTGGCTCTGATACTGTACCCGCTCTTCTTACTCCTGGTGAATTTGTAGTAAATAGAAAGTCAGCTCAAAGAATTGGGTACGGCGCTCTAGAAAAAATAAATAGAGGCGAAGCACAAGGGTTCAATAGAGGCGGTGTTGTTGGCGCTCAAAGAATGGCGAACGGTGGAGCCGCAGGTGGCGGAAGAGCTGATAGATTTACCGCTTTCGCAGATAAAGCATCTGGAGCTTTAATAGGCTTGTCTTTTGCTGCGGACGCACTAATGAGTACGTTTGGAGAGGTTGACCCAGCCACAAGGAAAACTATTCAAAGCATCCAGAGAATGGGTACAACATTCCTAGCCTTATCAATGACTATGGCGAGCATTAATTTGGGCGCTAAGTTTACATCCATCGGCGTAGCTATAGTTAGTTTTTCAAGACAATTGCAGGCAGCAGCAGCAGCTCAAGCGGCTGCCGGTTCAAACTTAGCCGGACTTACAAAAGGCTTTGCTGGAGCAACTAGAGGTCTTGGAAAAATGGCAATGGGTATAGGAAAAATTGCAGGTCCAGCCGTCTTAGTTGCTAGTATATTCACCACCATCATGCTTGAGGGTAAGGCATTAGCTGATGCAAAAAGACAAGAGGCTTTGCAGTCCATAGAAATGGCAACAACGATGCGTGAAGTGCAGGAGGGTCTGAGAGAAAGTGTTCAAGCAGGAACGCAGTCGAAAGCATTTTCAAACGCTCTTGAAGACGGTTTTGCGGATGGCGCCAAAATGTTTGGCGCTGTATTAATAACGACATTCAACCCAATAGCGGCTGGTCTCGCGGCTATCGGCGTAGGAGGGGCGAGCGCAGTTGGTAGTTATCGTGGAACGATGGCTGCGCCTCCAGACCCAGCAGAGTTTCCACAAGAGCTGGCCAGTATTGCAAGAGCTAGGGCTAGATTTGAACAAGCCGACATTGCCAGAGCAGGAAGAAGGATGGAGCTTGCTGGCGGAGTTGATACCGGCGGTCTAAGAGAGATAATAAGTTCTATTCAAGCACAGCAGGGTGCAGCAAGAGCCGCTCCCAGCGCTACTGTTGCCAGCGAAATAAATGAAAGTTTAGCCAGGCAAGTTCCCGCACTACAAGATTATTTAAATAAAATAGCTGATGGTTCAACCAATCTTACCGACTTTAATTCTAGGCTAGGAGGAGCTGGACCAGCTATTGCCCAGCTAATTTCAGACATAACAGGAGCGCCTGTTAAAGATATATTAGATTCTGTTGAGGCTAGAATAAAAATAGCAGAAAAAGCCAAGGCTGCTGAAGAGAAGAGACTAGAAGCTGCCGAAAAACAGGCAAGAATTTCTGCTCAGCTAGATACCTTTTCTGATGCTTTATCTCAAGCCAGTCAATCCGTTTCAATGCTTGATTCTGCCATGCAAGCAAACCTTGCAGCCGCAAGGGGCGGAAGAGTTCAAGCTCAATTTTCTGGAGGCGCTGTGCAAAGCGGCGTTCTAGGAATGGCCGCTGAGGGAAGAGCTGTTGATGCAAATGTTTATAGGCAAGCTGTAGAGGCCACCGCCCCAACCGCAGAAATAGCAGACCAAGCGATTAAAACACAGGAAGTGATGCAATCCCTTCCCGACATTTTAAGAAACGCTGCTTCGCAACAATCTTTATCTGGAGCGCCTCTACAAACTACTGTTGAAAATGAATTAAGAGCTAGATTTGGAGACATACCTATAGTTAAAACGATTGCCTCAGAACTTGCAAACCAAATAAAAAGTAGGCAAGGAGGAAGCGAGGCAGAATTTGGTAAAGAACTTTTAGCTGATGCTACTACTATTGCTGGAGAGCTTGGCGCAGAAGCCGCTTCTAATCTTAATAATAAGCTTCAAGAAATAGCAGACATGCGAATAGCAATGGAAGAAAAAGTGAACTCTGCGGTACAGGTAAGGATTCAATTAGAGGAAGATTTAATCAAACGACTAGAAACTTTAAGAAAATCTCAAAATAGGCTTGAAGACTTTAGGAGAACTACACTAAATCCAGCAATGAGCGGCGGGTCTGCCAGACAGCTAACAATAGCTCAAATACAAGCAAGAGATATAGAACGTCAACAAGTCGCTATGGGGGGAGACAGGTCTGCTTCAGTTAATCTTGCTGGAGACGTTGGAGCGATGGCCGAAAGGATGAGGTTGATTGACCAAGAGAGAGAGGCAATCAGGAAAAGGCTTGAAAATGAAAAGTTGACACTGGAGCAGCAAGACAATTTGCAACAATCGTTAAGAGACCTAAACGATGAAAGTCAGTCATTGCAAAGAGGCTTAGAGGCCGCTGCAGATACTGCTGAGGCGTTTGGCGAGCTTCAGACCGTGTTAGAATCTATACGAGCAGAGAGAGAAGTTAGGGCTGGAGCACTAACAGACATTGCTTTTGGCGGCCAAGAAGAAATGCGTAATGCTCAATTTGGTATTCTAGGTGCAAGAGGATTGGCCGCTGGAATGAATCCTCAAGAGCTGCTGGAACCAATGAGGGGTCCGACAAGACAGTTCTTGGAAGCTATAGGTGACAATGAGAGCGCGATACTTGGCGGTCAAACCGGAACTGAGGTTCTTAGGGATGCAACATCAAGACAAATACGTGAAATGCTGAGACAAACCAACTTTACAACTCCAGATGGCCGACGATTAGGTGAAGATGAAGTTGAGAAGCTAATAGACCAGACAATGAACGCTAGTCGGTCTGAAAAACAAATAATGATTGAGCAAGAGAACCTTCTCAAGAGGTCTGCGAAGGCCAATGAGTTAATGGCAGAAAGGCTAGAAGATGGTCTAGAAACACAAGATAAATTTGTTGGCAATCTTGTAAAAATCAATACTCTATCAATTATAAAAGCTCTGTTGGCCAGAGACAATGAGGTTGCACAAAGAGCCGCCCAAGACGCTCAGGCAGAAAAAACAAGAGCCCAAACTGCCAAGCAAGCCGCTGATGATTTACAAAACTTTACGTTTACCGGAACTGGCACAACCACATCATTTACACAGCAACAAGTTGATGCGTTACGAAGTGATGATACGCAGCAGATATTTAAAGACCTTGCTAAAGCTAACGAGAAAGTTGCTGCTGGAGCGAGGGCTAATGTTGGCTTTCAAAAATTAGGCGCGCAGGGTGGTGTTACTTTAGCTGAAGACACAAGAATATCACGACTCTCTGGAGACCCAAGAAGACTGGGCGCAGGCGGTGGTGCAACCGCTGCAGAACAAGAAGCTGCTGAAAAAGCTTTTTCAGATGAGGCCGAAAATCTGCTAGTTAAATATACCGGTGTTAGTAGAGCCGAGATGGGTAACGCTGCATTCGATAGGCTTTTAGGCGACTTTAAAGAGGCTATTGATAATAATCAGATGAACGACTTCTTAACTACCGCGTCTCAAGAAAGGGCAAGAGCGGGTATCGATGCTGCCACAGATAGAACTCGGCTAAGAGGAGAAGCTGGCGCTCTTGGCTTTACTCCTGACCAAATAGAAGGACTTCAAAATACATCCGACCTAAATGCAGTTCTTGAAAGCATATCTGACTTGGGGACAGCGGGTACTACTTTAGCAAATGCGGGCACAAAATTAAATGAGGCTGCCGACAAATTAATTGAAGCAAATAAAGCGGCTTATAAATCGTCAACTGTTTTAGACGAAGCTCAAGCAAACATAGACGCAGTTGAGTCGCGGAGAGGAGGTATAAGGCTTGCCGGAGGAGGTCCTGTAAGCCACGGTACTGGCTCTCCGGCAGGAAGTCTTACACAGTCTACCGACACACGCCTAACTGTTCTTACTCCAGGCGAGTTTGTTGTCAATAAATCTGCCACACAAAGACACAGGGGGACTCTTGAAGCTATTAATAGCGGTCAGTTTGCTAGAACAGGCGGTCAAATTGAATATTTGAGAAATGGCTCAAACAGAAGCATAGCGGGTACGCGACGAAGAGCCCCCGGAAGTATGTCTGGTCCAAACAGAGGTGCCGCCGATACTCAAGCAAATTTTGAAAGACTAGCTGAAGATGACCCAGCGATTTTAATGGGTAATTTTCAGGGTTTTATGAGAGACCCAAGATACAAATCAATAAAACTAAAAGCACAGGCATTAGTTAATGGTCAGTTAAATCAAGAGAAAATAATAAGTCGTTTTGTAACTAGGCCAATTAAGAAAACAAGTAGGGGCACTAGACCTGTATTGTTAAATAGCGAACAGATGCGTGAGTGGAGCCAAATACCCTGGGAACAAAGGTTGGAACTCGCTATCGGAGACAAAGCTGCGCAAGCTCACATAGAGTCCATAACGAAAAGATTTGAAAGCGTCGAGCAATTGCTTGCTCAGTTGCGAGCTCTAGAGGAAGAATATATTGAAAAATTTACTAAACAAGGCTTTGGCAACATAGAAGGTGGTACATTACGTTCAGGCGCTTTATCAGCAGAGCTTTTTGCTGTAGAGAAAGATTTAGAAAGACAAGCTGAATATTTACGGAGACAAATAGCTTTGTCTGCAGGAGGAATGACTCCAGGCCTTGGAATATTTGCTGATGCCGTTGGATTTTTTGACGCGTTAAGTAATGGTGAATTAGCTGATGCTGGTATGGCTGCTTTTGCCGGACTTCCAGTGTTAGGAACTCCTGGGGGATTAGGAAAGGCCGCTGGTTTAGCTAAGAAGATAAAAGATATTACTAAACGAATTGCTGACACTAAGGCGGCAAAAGCGTTGTTTGGTGCAGGGGACGCAGCGCGCACCACTAGGCGAACTCCGCCTCGGCAACTAACAAATACATCTGGCCCTGGTGTTTCAGGGTTTGACGCGCCGCCGCCAGCTATCCGGCAACAAAAAAGTCAGGACCTGATGGTCTACGATGCAGATACCGGCAAGCTTATTGAAAACCCAAGAGGTGGTCAACTGGAAGAGTATGATTTTAGTAAGCAACGGGTACCGAATCAGGGCAAAGTTCCCTCTACTATATTCGCAAAAGTCAAATCGGGGTATAAAGGACTGTCTAAAAAACAAAAATGGGCCATCATCGGAGCCATCACAGGAGCGGTTATGACCGCTAAATACTTTTCAAGTCAGAGCGAAAGAGCGTCTAGACAGCCGATGGACGAGCTGTCAGGGGGTGGCAAGGACAGAATTAATAAATATCAAGAAGCTGGCGAGTTTGAGGCACTTCAAAATCTTTATGAAAACATAGGCACAAAAAGAACAGGCGGTATAATTCAAAGACTAGCTAGCGGCGGTACTGTTGGTGGTCATGGTAATGGAGATAAAGTTCCAGCATTACTTACTCCAGGAGAGTTTGTAATAAATAAATCATCTGCAAAAAGAATTGGGCATGCTAGTCTGCAAAGATTAAATAAAGGCGGTGCCGTTGGCAGAGGCATTGTTCAAGGGGCGGGAGCATTTGGGTTTGAAAAATTAGCTGCAGACATACAAAGGATACGCAAAAAGAGGGAAGCTGAACTTGAATCGGCGGAAATGGCTTCACCACCACTCCCTGTTCCAAAAAAGGATACTCGTAGTTTTTTACAGAGACTTCTGGATTATAGGCCTAGCGCTGGCTCGTACCCTGTTAGCAAGAAGTCAGATTTGCAGAAACTTCGTAAAGGCGGATTAGTACAAAGACTTAGTAATGGCGGAGCTGTTGGATATCCTCCTGTTGGACTTCCTCCTTTAGATTCACTCGACGCATTGCTAGACGAGTTAGATGAAATACTTGATATTAAGATTCGTCCTCCAAAAAGTAGTCCTCCAAAAGGTAAAGGTGGTCGCCCAAAAGGTCCTCCTCCAGGAGCCCCTCCAAGCATGGTTCTTCCAGAAGTTGACCTTGGAACGCCAGTTACCCCTCCAACTTATACAACCACAGATGATACCACTGCCGATGACATGGCGTTTCTAGGCATAGAACCCACAGGTCGAGGGCCTGGAGGAATACTGCCAGGAACTCCAGGTATGTCTGGAGGTGCTGCAGCCAACGCGCAAAACGCAATATGTACCTGCATAGGGGCTTCATTAACCGACTTAGGCAGAAACTTAGGAGAGGGTCTAGAAGAAACAAACTCTAGTATTAGCACAATAGGCGGGACTGTAGGTTCAGTTATTGGTAATTTATTTGGAGGTCCTGTTGGTGGTATTTTGGGTCAGCTTCTTGGTTTAAACGCAGGCAGCCTAATGGATGCAATAACAAATCTATTTGGCGCCGGAGAGGGAAGCCTTAATGACGGCATAAACTCCTTGTTTGGATTTACAAATGGACTACCAGAACTCGTTGCAAGAAGCTTCACTAACTTAGGTATAACTGGACAAGATATATTTGGTTTTATGTTTGGTGGCGCTGGCACGGCTTTTCAAAATCTTTTAACTGACGCTGGCTTGCTTGGCGGTAACGTAATGGACAGCGTTATGTCTGGTGGAACGCTAGGCCCAGATTTGCTTACAATGTTCTCTCAGTTTTTTGGAAGTCCAGGCAGTTTAATATCTGGAGCAAATTCAGCGGCGCTGGCTAACATGGCTGCTGGCAGTAGTGTTCTAGGGCCTAACGCAGGAATGACTGGATTAGAAGGTTTAGGTGCCGCCAATGATTTTGTAAACAACAACCTACCAATTGTTCAAAGTGGATTTTTAAATGTCAATCAAGCTGGGCAACCTGTGTCTGTTGGAGGTAGCGCTGGTGTAGATGCTCAGCAACAAGGTCAAAATGTAGAGAATGCCATAAGAGACGGCTTTGCTGGAGTGAGCCTAGCTGGTTTAGATACAGTTGCTGGAATATTAACCGAAATAAGAGATTGTATCTGTGCTGGAGGAGGCGGCTTGGGAATCAGTGAAGGCGCCATGACCAGTTTCTCTGGTTCTTCTTCTGCTTTAGCCACATCGCTGGATAAGTTTACTAGCGCTTTTGGTGGCGCACCTATACAGCATCAACTAACTTTAACAAGTGGCGTTAATGTAAATATTAATGGTCTTGATAGTTTAGCTCCCATAATCAGAGCAGAGGTTTTAAATATTGTTGGAGAAAGAATACAAGCCCTAGAAGGCAAGCTAGGAATGGGTGGAAGTGCAGGTTCACCAGGACCAGGAGCTGCTGGTGGAGGAACTGACCCAGGAATGGTAATGCTATAAAATATTATATAATGATTAGGACGAAATGGGAACTCCAAAAGTAAGAACAATACGAGCCGCAACACACCCACTTGGAACAGGGGATTTTACCACAATCCAAGCTTGGGAAGATTTTGTTGACGACAAAGACAATCCTTATCAATGGGCTGAGTGCTATAGCGGTTCTAATCTAGGCACATTTACAATGTCAGGGTGGTCTTCTACACCCACAGCTTCCGGCTATCCAAGAATATATGCAGCGTCTGGAGATTTACATTTAGGCAATTTAGACAGAGGGCCGGTCATAGCCGTTCCGTCTGGAACCACCGCAGTCAATACTATATCTGTTAGCTATACAAGAATAGAGGGGATAGGAAGCACAAGAGGGTTTGAATTAGATTTAGACTCAGCGTCAAATATAAAGATAGAAAAATGTTGGGCTACTTCTCAAGATGGCACCTGCTTCAAGGCCAAGTCAGTTGGTTCCGCCACATCAAGTTCAGGCAATGTCATACAGAACTGTGTTGCTCTTGGAACAAATACACAGGACATTGGATTTGACCTTGGCGGGCAAGATATGATTATGGGTAAGCCGCAGATTGATTGCTTTCATAATACTTGCGTTGGTCACAAGAATACTGGAATTAGAGTATTTAATACCAAAACCATGGGCTTTTATGGAGGAGCTAACGTATCTGTTAAAAACTGCATATCCGTAGATTCTTTTGGCTCTGACTTTTCTTTTGTTCCTGGCGGCAATGGAAGTATAACTACGTCAAATAACATATCTAGTGATACGAGCAGTCTTGGAATTTCAAATCAAAACTCATCCAATATATTTAAAAATTCTGATAAAGCATTATTCTGGTATGCTCCATCATCAGGCGTTGTTAAGGTCGTTGCCTCTGGTGATTTTAGACTGCATAAAAGTTCAGTTGCTAGAAATAGAGCAGAAGTGATACCTTCTGTTTCAGATGATTTTAGAGGAATAAAAAGAGCTTTTCCAAATACACCAGATGTTGGAGCGTATGAGTTTGGCTTTTTTAATAAAAAATTTGCGCTTTATGTTCAAGGCCCGGTTCCTGTTTCAAGTGGCGTAGACTTACACATGCATGCCGAGAAGGAACAGCCAGCCAGCGGTGTCTTTGATTTATATGCGCAATCTCTTGGAGCAATAAGAATTCAATCTTCTGGCAACAGTGCTGTTGGAAGCGGTGTGCCATCTTTGTATCTTGAGGCGCAGGCACCAGCAAAAATTAACGCCTCCGGAACTTTATTTGTTCAGTCTTTAGGTGTTTCAAAAATCCAATCCTCTGGCAACAGCCCAGTGGGAAGTGGGCATCCATTTTTATACGTTCAATCATTAGGCCCAAGCAAAATTAACGCTTCTGGAACTTTATTTGTTCAATCTTTGGGAGCAATTGCAGTACAGTCCTCCGGAAATAGCCCGGTTGGTAGTGGTCACCCGTCTTTGTTTGTTCAATCCTTGGGCGCAATAAAATCTAGCGGAAATGTTGATTTAGCATTAACTGGTTTTAGGTCTCATGAATTCTTAAAACTAGCCATGCCAGCTCATGCTAAAATAACAAACACTGCTACTTTACATATAAGCGCTGGAATACCTGATTCGGGCTTTGTTAGCCTTAACATTGGAAACTTTACCTTCAAAAGAAAGTCTCCATTATTTTTAAGAACAGATGACCAACCAACAGGTAGCTTAGTAACCATAGATAAATTCTTAACTACACTCACTGAATCTACGGAAAGTAAATTTTCACCATTATTTCTACAAGCAAAACCACACACGAATAGTGCAAAAATATCACTGCAAAATAAACAACCCTTGCCATCAGGTTCAAGCATATCAACAAATAGCTTCATAGAGGATTCAGAGTTAGCAGATACATCTCAAGCATCTCTGCAAATACAAGGATTTAGCGGTATTCGAGGACCAGAGTCAAATGCTATATATAGATATAAAAATGTTTTCAGTGACGGGTATTTACCATTTCAAAGAAAAGCCACTGCGTTTTTAAACACAGAAAGAAACTGCGGCGATGGCTCATTGTATAGTCTTGAAAATAATACAAATGACAATTCCTCTGACTACGAGTTCAAATTGTATGCGAGCGGATTTAATACCAGCGAAGTTGATTCTTCCCTTTTTCAAACTAGTTCTAGATTTGGCTCGACAGCTATAGCCGGAACAGGGGTGATAAGGTTTAAAGGGGATTCAAACAATTATCTCGGAACCATTTTAATGCAATCTGGTTCGCCCTCTGATAGCGACCAGCATAGACTACATCCAAACAGAAGGGGTATTACCACATCTTTTTGGATAAATAAAAATAAAGGCATCGCTCCAGGAATCTCCACTGCTCTAGGGGGCGTTAGAGGCATTATAGGTAATTTAGAATTGAATCAGTCGAGACATGCTGCGTCTGGTGAATGGGGAATTTATTATTTGCCACATAACGCCTCGCTTAAAGCGAGCGGCTCACCTTCTCCGTTCAATTCTACTAAAGATATTTTTCAAAGAAACCATGAGGGCCGGATAAAAATTGATTTCGACATTTTTGGAGGATTATTCTTTTATGTAAACACTACCGCTGGCGGAAACATGGGGCGATTACTAAGAGCAAACAAAGACACAGGAGAATTAATTCAAGAGAATTTATCAGGAGTAATGATGCCAATGGAGGAAGATAGATGGTATTACATTAATTTCTGGATAGACACAACTCAAAAGACTTCGTATTGCAGGATTGCGTCTCCAGCGAAAGGCAGCCCTGGTGAATCTGGATACATGCCTGAGATTAAACCTATGACTGATAAGACTCAAAAATGGGATGGATACGAAGTAAAAATTGATACAGACAGCTTAAAACTTAAAGTTGGAGGAGGTTTGATGAGGGAACCAGGGACGCTCCCATATTACAATTTAGGCTACAGTCTTTTAGACAGCGAAAAGAATAAAGAATCATTTTTAATAGACGAAATAAAAGTTTCAAATAATGTGTGTAGCAAAAATGCTATGGAACAAATCTTTGACGAAGATTATGCCGCGTACACTAAGCAGTTCAGGGAAAGAAGAGGGCTCAGACTTTACATATCAGGCTCTGCGTCTGGAATACCATTGTCGTCAGACGATACAGACATCAACAGGCCTATAGCAGTTAGTGGCTACTATCCGCTGTATACCGTCCCCGAAATTGCATCTGCAAATGCAGGCAGTGGGTTAAGCACATATCACACACATATATTTAATGGACTTACATATTATATGCCAGACGGATTAACGATGGGCGTCAATCAATTCCATGGAGGTTATGTTGCGCCAGAAATTCCCGATGAAGGATACGCGACATTAACAGACACATCTTCAACAACCACATCAACTGATGACACAGGTTCATCCGACGATTCTTCTGGCGAAGATGTAGATTATGGGTATGGTTATTAACAACTTTTACATTTAATCAAAAGACCAGTTTGGTGTATATGTAATAATAGTTTATGTTTTTATAGGAGCTAAAACAAAAATGCCAGTTTTATACAACGGTAGCAAAATAGAACCAGCGCCGTTTCTTAGTATGTCAAAAGAGTACCTAAAGACAGGTGACGGCAAAAAAGTTGGCGCAACTTATTCAATAACGCTGGAGGGCACTATATTGCCCTACAAAGGCTCTCCAAATAAAGATGGAAATTTTTACAATAAAATACATAAAGAGGCTCCGCAAGAAAATGTTCCAGAAGAGCAAATTCAGCAATCATTAATTAATAAAACATCTGCCCTAAGAAAACTTTTTGCCATAGAGGGCAAAAGGTTAGAAATAGTAACCTGGGACATTCAAGACGCTGATATACAAACCGCTTCTGTTTCATATGTGCATGAGGGAACTGGAGTTAATCCTGGCGCAACTGGAAGAGTAGCCACTATATCTGGAGTTTCTAGCTGGCCAGATTCGATAACAAGTGGCTCTATAGTGAATTTGAATAATTCTTCATATGTGGTTCAAGAAAGAATTAGCAATACACAAATTAGACTTGCTGATGACAATCGGATTTTTGGAGACTTTACAGATGACAACTATGTTGTTTTTTTAACAAAGGGAATATACTTTTACCCTAGAGTTATTTCTGTAAATATAACAAACAGTGAATATAACACGACATCAACATATCAAGTTGAACTTGAGGTTGACGAAATATTCAACGCTTCAGCGATTGACCTGTCAGAGGAAGATTTTAATTCGGCGCATATAACCGTAAGAGCTGAAGATGGCCAGTCTTTTTCTGACATGTTTAGTGATACAAAATTTGACACCGTTGAAGGCCAGCCAATATCTGGAATTCCTAATAAACAAACAAATTTTAAAAACCTATCTGGTAAAGTATATCTTTCTGATATTTCTGAGAACTGGTCTATAGAGCCTCAAGAACAATATCATGGACCAGGAGTTAAAGGCAGCCCTGGCGATGAGGTTCCAATATATAACATAACTCACACCATGTCTGCTGTAGGTAAAAGAGCCTATGACAGCGGTGGTTTAATTAGAGAGCCATGGCAAAACGCTAAGATTTGGGTTGAGCAAAGATTGGGTCTAATACCTGTCGGGGATAGGTACAGCAATAGCAGCACAAAATACCCAAGACATAGAGCCAATGTAAATGACGAATCGCACCATCATTTGCCTCAAGCGTTTACGCCTCCCGACCAGCTTTTTGATGATGCCTATGTCAACTCCCCAACTGATGTTGGCGGAATATTTGATTCTAGGGGAGATTACAGTGATTTAGGCGTATACAACTATAAAAGAAACTTACAGGTCGATAAATTTTCTGGCTCATATTCTATTACAGAAACTTTTATTTTATGCAAGCCAGGAGCAGCAGTTTTAGATGGAAGTTCAGTAACTAAATATGGAGATGCAATTGTTAATTTTAGCCTGGACGCCACAAGCTCGGAGGCTGAGGGAACACCCGTTCATTCGGTAAGCATTACTATTAATGGGTTAGAAAAAAGGGGTGTAACTTATTATGACTCAGAAGAGCAAATGCTTCACTATACTGGCGCTGGTAATGAACACGGAAGGTCGATGTCTAGAGATATGGACAATGTTCTTTCTAGTAAATATGAAAATGCAAGAAGGGTTTATCAGCAAGAATATATGACTGAAGAACATTTAAAAACTGCTATTAGAAGTTATTCTACGAGCGATATAGCAAAATATATGAATAATCTTTCTACTAGCTTCAACGAGCAAGACGGTGTGATAACTGTATCAGCGCAGTTTTCTAATGAGGTCAGAAGATTTCACGATTTTGGATTTATTGAGGAAAGCATGTCCGTAACAACAACCTTAAAAGCTCCTCAAGTTGCGCAGATACCTGTTCCGGGAAGAGCGGCTGGACCAGTTGTTCAAGATTTATCGACTGTTAGCGCTGGCACAATAACATGTAATGTTTCGCTTCAAGGACCTCCAGGAACTGCGGCGTCCTCTGCTTGTGTGGCTGAGGTTGAAAAATACATGAAACAAGCTTTTAGGTCTTTATCTGGAACCTATTGGAAAACTACTGACCAGACTACAAGCGACCCTTGGAGGGGTAGCTATAATAGACAAATTACTTACACATATGTTTAAAGGACTTTAGGAAAAGCGGAAATGAGTAGAAATGTAGCTAATTATAGCGGGCCATCTTTTTACCCGTCTAGGTTTTATGGCTCTGTAATATACGGGTTCACTTCAACAGTCGGGTGGGGCTTGGAGACAGGAGAGGTCTCTGTAGAACTTGTTGACGACGACTGCCCAGCTTTTGTATACAATGAGTTAGGCGAACCAACCACAGTTTCCGGCGCCGGAGGAGGTGGATTTAATCCTCCTGCTGTAGGAGATACCGCCTACTTCTTTTATAATGGATTTGCTTATAACGGCATACTTCAAGGCTGGCAGCAAAACAATAGCATGAGTGGAAAGACTTACTCAGCTAGAGTTATAACCCCTCATGTAATTTTGTCAAATGCAACGTTAATATTAAAAGGCCTTGATGATTACGACCCAAATAAGGCTCCATTTAATAATGGCAAATTTATAAATATTCATCGTTTACAAAATCCAGTTCCGTTTCGCGGCATGACTTTTTTCTCTTTTTGTAATGAAGTCGGTTTAACCTGGGGAGATATAGTTAAAGCTTTGCACATGAAATGGATTTTTGTTCATGCTGGTGTTCAATACAGGTTGGATTTAAGTGAGCTAGATATTGCAGGAAACAATAATCTTAGGTTTACCGGTGAAAGCACAAGTGTCTTAGACGCCATAAATAGATTCGCAACTGTCACTGCAAGGCAGGTTTATCTTGCGCTTGAGTCGACTGGAGGTATGAATGTAATTAAAGTTTACACTAACGACACCAGCACCGCATCTCCTACCGCTGTTTTAATGAATCAGTCATCCGCTAGCATAGAGGACAGATTAAAATTTGGCGTTGCATATAAATTTGCTGGCCTACAGCAAAGGTGTTCTGGAGAAATAACTCCAGATGCAGTTGGCTTTAATGATGTCGTTCAATCTATGCAATATGGAGTTGAATTAGCTAACCCAATAAGCGATGTTCTTATTCATGGTGATTATCTACAAATAGTACAAGAATTTTATCATACGCCTAAAGATGATGCGCCGCCGTGCGAGGGCATAACAGACGATGGAAACCCAAATAGCCCATACGGAGCTGATACAAGCGGCACAATCAGGCATTTTTGGGGAGAAGAGCCTGACCAGCAAGGCAATATGATTCCAATAACTTCAGTTGGCGAGGGCGATGGAGAAAACTTTAATGTTGATATTTCTCAGCGTCCCTTTTTTGGAATAATAGATTCAGCGTTAGGGAACAGTCCATATTACAATATATCTGTCTTAGAGATAAGAGCCGCTGCGTTTAGCCTTGATTCATGGATAGAATTTATGGCGGCTTTTAAGCCAGAAATACTTCGAGCCCTTTATGGCAATATGCCTCTTGGCACTCCGTTAAGCAGGTTTGCTCCTAACGTGCTTTGGCCTCTTATCAATGAAGATAACACCGCAGACTTATCTAATGCCGTAAATCAAACTCAAGAATTTATGCGGGCATATAGCGCGTTTATAAACGACAACGAGATAGGCAAAGAAGCTTTAAGGTCTTTGCATTCTTTTGTATCAAGTTTCGCCGCTAATTACGGAAAAAAGTTTTTCTTAAACATTCCAGAAAAAATTAATGGCGTGCCTTTCATACAATGTTGTGTAACAGGCGCAGGAGCGGCAAGAAAACCAAACTTAGAAAAAACAGACTCTGGCTATGCCTGGGGTAATGATGGAAGCGGTGGAATAGGCGGTCCAATAGATAATATTCTTGGGTATAATTGGAATAGCACGGTCCTTGAGGTATTTAAAAGCCCCGAAGGCAAGCTTTTTCCAATGTTATATTTTGAAGGATTTCGTCAAGATACAGCGACAGGAGTTGTAAGCGCTCAGATACTGGCTGAAATTCAAAGGCAACAAGAAGCCTCTGAAGTTGATTTAGCAAGAATAAAAGTTCCAGCGTATGTGCAAAAAATAGCCGGTAAGCCTCCAACATATAGAATATGGGCTCAGGCTGGAGTGGAAAGAATACATGACCCTTGTAACTTAGCCGGTAATGGCGCAGGTATAATAATAGGAATTCCGGATTCATTAAATATTAGACCAGCCATAGCAACCGCAGAAGATGGAACGCCGTATGGACTAGATTACGTTTTGTGGCTATTGATACTTTCAGGCGAAGAATATGGTGGAGGTGCTCTTGATGGCACTGAGCGACAAAGAATAAGAGACCTGTTTGGCCAAATTGGTGGTGCAAAATTAAGAGGGCTTGGGCTTATACCTAAAGCTCACATGCCTTGCGCAGCCGCAGCGCCATTTATGGATAAATCTAAAACATATGGTCCTGTTGACGGCACTAGAAAATTAATTGTAGATAAATTTCAAATGTCAACAGGAGGCACAGGTCGCTCTCACTACGAAAGAAACTCTGAGCTAACGCCTTGGAATTTTGGTGGCTATAAGAATATGACTGATGGCGGAGACGTATTGGTTCAGTCATCAATTTCATATCAAGAGGTTGTTGAGCAAGGGAGCATACAATTCGCTGGACCTCCATCATATATAGGCGCTGGAATTGGACAAGCTTTCGGAGGAGATGGAGGTGGTAGTATCACTGGCGTTAGCGTTAGCATGGGTATGCAAGGCATAACTACCACAGTTACATTTAGAACTCATATAAGAAATTTTGGAGAGCTTGGTAGAAATCAATTGGATTATATTCAAGCGCAAGGTAGACAAAACTATGAAACTCAAAGAAATTTAAATCTTGCGATAGCTAGAAACCAACCTTTTAATATTCAACAGGCTTTTCAAGACCAACAAACAAATTCTTCAGGTGGCACTGGAGGTACAAATTCAGGCAGCATTACAGGCGGTAACGCTGGTCAAAATGAAATAGCGCACACTGGATTTGATAACGGAGACGAGAGTGATTTTATTGTTGGAATGACTTTTGCTGGAACTGAAGTTAGAAATGACGATGGAACTTACGCTACTCCAAAATCAAATTACACAGCCATAGAACCTTTAAGAGCAGTTCTAGGGAATCTAGGTTTAGATAAAAAAGGCGAAGAGTACAAAAAAAGAGGAGGTGTTAGCTTAGATGGTTTGTTTAGGCCATTTATCATAAGCACAGTAGAGGGTGGAGGAAGTTCTGAAATTGCGAATTTCCCTCAATACTTAATTGACCAAACAGTTCAAGGCGAAGAAAGAAAAGCGATAGGGTATGACCCAGATAGAAATTCTCAGTTTGGGAATAGTGTTGATGGAAATAATCAACAGGGTATTAACATAACTAGAGGTTATTCTAGATTTGGAATTAATAACAGAACTTTAAATCCATACATGGGTGCAGAGGACGCCGCAAATTTAGAAATGTCCAGCGATGCTGGCGGAACCGACATTAAATCAATACTTCACTCAAACAAAGCCCCAATAACTCTTGACGAAGATGAAAGAGTTGGAAGTCTGATACAGAAAGACCTTAGACCATATGCACTAAGAGGGCCTATGGTTATAACTGGCTGGGGATATGATGTAGATGGCTATCCTGTTCCAAACGCCAATAATAATAAGGGGGCTGACAGAACACATGATTTTGAAAGAAAATGGCTAAGGCAGTCTGACAAGTGGAAAACTGGTCCGGTTGATTTAAGGTGGGATGAACAAAGAAAACTTTGGACAAGCAAGCCTGCTAATAAATTTAAAATACTTACTTTCACATTAACTAGTGTTTTTCAAAAAAATGAAGTACAAACAGAGGGGGATAAGTCTGGCGAGCTTCCCTTGCCCTGGGCTCCAGAAGGTATATACTATGCTGTTGCAACCGTTAATTCTGCGGCAAGCGACCCTTGCTGCCCCGCTCCATCAGTCATTGTAAATCAACATGAGCGCTCAGAAATAGTCCGCCAATTCACTGCAAATCCAGAAGCCGGAACGTGCCTCGACCTTGACCAACAGGTAGTTGTTTTTGATTATTTGGGTATTTATGAGACTGCTGCGGTTGGCCAACAAGGTCACGCCTACAGAGATTTTGATTGTTGGCCAGGACCAATAGTTATCGAATTAAGCACGCAATGTGAGATAGATGAGACTACACAATATCAAGGCGGCGACCCAAACCCGCCAGACGACATAAGAGGTAAATATGTATATGGAAGGCATGAGCTTAAGGGAGACAAGGGTCATTTTCCATGTACATTAGAGGAGACATATAAGTGGATTAGGCAGGAAGATGATGATGAAAAAGGCATCGCTGCTTATCCTGTCATAAGCGAAAACGCTCAATATAATTTTAACTTTGACCCTTTTAAGCAACAGGTATTAGGCCATATTAAAGCCCCATCAGTAGACGATGGCAATGATGGAAGTAAGGGGCCTTTTGTTCAGTGGTTAGATTCAGAAGAGTGTGATATTCCAGCGATTACAACAAGAGATGATACGGTCCTTGATGACAATGGAAATATTGAAGAGGAAGGCACTGGCAAAGAATTAACATTTGGACGAAAAGGCGTTCGTGGAACCTCTCAGGGGAAAGATGGAGGATTCCCCTGCACTCTCGCAGAAATGTATAAGTTTACTGAAACCCCAGATTTTGGTGAAGACTTTGAAGATTTTACGATATCACAGCCTATAAGCAGCCAGTCTACTCATGATTTTAATTTCAATCCAAACAAGAAACAAGCCCTCATACATGAAAAGGCTGGATACAGAGAAATCTTCGGCGGGCTAGATAATCAAAACGATGACGTTTTGCCGGAAGGGCCTATCGTTAAATGGGGCGACATGATTGATTGTGACATACCAGCGACGTCAGATGCTTCTACGAATTATGAAGAAACTGGCAAAAAGATGGTCACTTTAGGAGAGTGCGCTTATACGACAAGCAGTATCAGTGATAGCCTTAGTGCTTTTCCATGCAGTTTAGAAAAAACATATTTCTGGACTTTCTCGGATAGACCTGCGCAAACAAACAGTAATTATGACAGCCTAGAAGAAACAATGCTTCCAGAGGAAGTTAATGTTGACAAAGACTCAACAGACGACCAGCTTCCTAACAATGGAATTTTCGAAGCAAGCAGAAATACGGCGTGTGATTTTTCTTTTCAGCCTCTGTGGAGGCAGCATTTAGGCCATAAAAACTATGAGGTTTTTTCAGACGACACAACAGATACTCAACCCAGCGTTACACGGCTACCTAATGTTCAGTGGCTACCAGAGTATTATGCATCCATACCCAAATCTTCAATACTAGCAAACTCTAAAACAGATAAAGAGCTAATAGAAAGATATTATGCAATTAACAGCGAGATATCGATACGCCCAGACTATAATGTTCAGAGAGATTCGGATAAACACAGATGGGGTCAAGATATATGGCCTCAATCATTGTGTGAAACCTATAAGCACAATTCAGCGGGAATATTAGGTGGTATTCATTCTCCCTATACGGGAGAGCCAAATAACTGGTGGGGATACAACAATGAAACACGTTACAATTTTGACCCAACAAAAAAACAAGTTTTAGGGCACCATGCTGGCGGTATAAAAGACGCTGTTAGGGCATCATCAAGAGGTTTAAATGATAAGCCAATTGAAACTCCGCGAGATGAATTTGGTCAACTGGATACTTCCGACCCATTCTATGACGGAGATGAAGGTCCAAAAGTTGAGTGGTTTGACGTTCAAACATGCGAAATAGAAGAACAAACCGCTACGGACTCTGCGGGAAGGGTTGTTTTTGGACAAAATCAATTTCCTTGCACGCTTGAAGACACTTATAAGTATGACCCTACATTTAGCTGGATGGAAGACCCTGCCAATTGTCCACTCGTAGACGCCAACGGCAATAATAGAGACTGGAATCTTTTGTCGCAAGACAATGTCATTTCTGACAAGGCTGTAAATGATTTTGGATTCAAGCCGCAATGCACACAAGTATTAGCGCATCTTCCTAATCTAGGGCCAGACGCAAACGACCCTAGCCAGGGTCCAAGTATTAGATGGATAACACATGAACCTAAATGCGCAATTCCAAAAGAGACAGCCGGTGCCAAAACAGACCCAGAAGGAATTAAGTACGGTCAGGGAGACCCTGCAACAACTCACGGCTGTCTTCCCTGCTCTTTAGAAGATACTTATAAGTTTGCTGCCGATGATGATAAAAATCCAAACAATCCTCGAAACAGCCCAGTTGGAACAAATCCGACATATGATTGTGGCTTTGACCCAAATGTAAAACAAAAACTAGTTCACTTTAGCTCTGCTGGTGGGGAAGAAGGCAACCCCTTGACGGGCGAAGGTTGTCCGATGGTTAGATGGGTTGAGGACAAGGACTGTCTAATAAAAGAAACTAGCGGTAGTTATGATAGCATGGATTTTTGGGGTCAAGACTGCTTGCCCTGCACTCTTGAGCAAACATACAATTATGTTGCGGATGACGCACAAAACACAGGCAACCCAAGAAACGGTTTTCCAAACAATAACCAAACGCATCAATATAATTTTAATCCAAATAGAAACCAGATGTTTTTTCATCAATCAAGCGAAGAAAAATTTCAACCGATTGCAGGGGAAGGCACTGGCTCTAGAACGGAAGAAGATGGGCCATGTGTGTATTGGTTGGATTTTTGTAACATTCAGGTAATCTCTGATACAGGGAGTCTACCACCGCCGCTTGCAGGAGCCTTTGGTAAAGCTGTTGGTTCTAATATTGCAGAAGGTGCGCCTGGAATTTTTGCGTGTACTCTTGAAGAAATACTTAGGTATACTGAAGCAGATACGACTCATGGAGGCTTTAACAATACACGTAGAAGCGACAGCACTCAACACTTTGACTATAACTTCAACCCAAACAAAAGACAATTTCTTACACACAAAGATTCAGAGGGAGGAGACCCGCGACTTCTTTGGGATTCTATATCTGAACTTTCAGGCTCAATTTGTTATCCATCTAACATTGAAAGCATGCTGTTCGATAGTGGGGCGCCTGGAGCTGGAAATAGAGACGCAGGCGAAGATTATAGAAATCCAAACAGAGCCCTCACCGACGTAGAGAAAGCAACTGTCAATAATGATAATATAATAGCTGACTTTGGATTTAAGTCCTCAATATCCCAAATTATATACCATGAAGGCGAGGGAGAGCGTGGCGGAATCGACAATGATTGTGTGAAGTGGGTAGATTTTAAAATTTGCCCTCTCTCTGACAGGAGAGTGGATTCAGCAACAGGCCCTAATGCAGAACCCATATCGGAAGTAAGGGCAAATTTCCCATGCTATCTGTGGGAGACCTGGAGAAAGAATTCAAGCGCTGGAGATGTGATTGATGGAGCCGGTTTTGTCGGGGGCACTGATTATAATTACGACCCAAATAAAGTTCAGGTATTAGGACACACTAAAGTAGGCGACGCTGGAGAAATGGAACAAATAATATGGATAGATGTTGAAGATTGTCCGGTTGGGTCCACTAGCAGCGGAACTGACACTAGCACTGGAGATACTAATGGTACGACTTAATAAAAAAATAACAAATTTCTTAAATAGCTTATGGCACCACTTTTTATCAGGCATGAAGAAAGTTTCTGACGGAGAATACCAAACAAGGCTAGATGAATGCGATTTATGTAAATTTAATATTGATGGAAACTGTGCTAAATGTGGCTGTATCATAGCAATAAAAGCTAGATGGCACACTCAGAAATGCCCTGAAAATAAATGGCCAGAAGTACAATAAAATGGTGTATATAGAATATAAAGGAGACCATAAAAAATGGCAAAATTAGAATTTCTTGTAAATCAAACAGGTTTTGATTACGACTTAAAATTAGGTGGCTCAGGGCTCGCTTTTTTTGGTGACCCAGGGTTTGGCTCTAGCGTTGAAGTTGGGGCTTATCAAGGCACGACCTTTGTGTCTAATGGTGCCGGTACGGCCAGAGGAGCCCAAGCTCAAAATGTAAAGTTCTTGAATGCTGGTAGTGGAATCCTTGGGGCGACTGCAAGTGGAATTGGTCTCAGAACAATACCAAATTATCAGTCAACTTTAAATATAAGATTTTCACATTCATCTCAGGTGAAAGCGCAAAACTGCGAGCTTAGAATTTATGACAGATATAATATCAATAAACCAGCATCTGGAGTGACAACAAAAGTTGCAGAAATAATTCACCCTAGAGTTACACAGACAACGACTGGTTCTGGAGACAGGACATGGATTAGCCCTGGCGGCTCTGGCGTTGTTGTAAATTTTGCTCAATCTCCAGGAGTCAGCGGTGAGTTTGCAGGGGATGGTGTGTCTGTTATCTCTACGAAGAGGTCTACAAGGCATGACTGGTACGCCGCAATATCAGCAAGTCCAGACTCAATTGGAAATAAAACTCAGTACGGTCTATTCTTTGCGTTAGAATATATTTAATACTGATGCTGCCAATTGTGATATTGAACAATAAAGTTATCTAGCAAAGATTCTAACACGGCTGCTTCTGCGGGAGTAATGCTATGCGATATCTTCGTGACCTTTTTAGAAGAGTCTTGCGATGATATATTTAAATAAAGCTTGCCTTCACTCCACTTTAGTCTGAGGCTTGTGTTTCCATTTTTATTTTGATGATAAAGCCCAGGTTCTACAGAGCGACCCTGTTTTGGTTCTGGGCCAACAAACTTTTTTCTCCCTTTTAGAACCAGCAGCATTTCGCCTATATCTGGAAGACCCAGCTTCATTGTCACTGAGCCACCCTTATTCTTTTCACCGCTACTTGACCAATTAAAAGATGCGTTTCCTTTTCCATCAACACCACTTTGAGATGCTGTCTCTAAAAAAAGTATTAGCTCCGCATAGTCATTATTGTCTATGGTTTTCCATTTCGTTCTGCATTGAAACTTGGAGGCGGCTCCGCTTCCCTTGGAGTTAGGCTTATATATCCTATACTCTTTTGCTAAAATTTTCTTCTCTTGAGTCATCGTTTTTTATTCTCCAGTTTTCGTCGTATTCGCTCACATCATCTGGTCTTGGAGCGTCTTTTCTTTGAATTCTATTTAAATACTGAAGCATTTTTTGTGCAGACTGCTCTGAAACTTGCTCTATGCACACATACTTCGCGTCTCCGCAGTTAATAAATTCAGACACACTTATGTTTGTTCGCTGACAAAGCATGTCTATCACAGTAATTTGCTGGTCTGTAATTGGCGTAGACGGAGACCAATCTTCTTCTAAATTTGTCTCGTTTGACGCAAGCTCTTCTGCTGTAAGAACTTTTCTAAGCCTGAGCATTTTTCGGTATGCTCTAGACTCTGCTCTAGTACCCGCAGTAGCTGAAGGATGCTTAAATATTTCCTCTGGCGTATTTAGCTTATTTGCATCTGCCAAGTCTTCAACGTATATTGATTTACCTTGTCTAGGATGCCCCTCAAGCAAGACTGGTTCAATTGTGATGCCGACAACAACCGTTGCGTTTCCTTTATTAGACACTGTTGGGGTGTCATTTTTTATAACCTCTACTTTAGCTATTGGCCCAAGAACATCTTCTGTAACTCTTCGAAGCCCATCGCACGTTGGGGCTCCATTCTCCAACTCATCATCAGCAAAACGAGACATTACCCACTCAGACCACTTCTCTGTATTAAAGGCTGGCTGTACGAGAGATTTGCCTTCAACTAAAGCATCTTTATCTACAGCAGAAAGTATGTCTTCTTCCACATCCATCTCTGCGTCAAACAAAATTTCGTCAGCCTCTTTCACTTCTTCTTTTGTTTCTAAAAGCAATTCTACCAATGGCTTTTTGCTTTGAGACAGAACTTCCTCATCTTCGACCCCAAGTGTTTTAAGCTCCTCTCTAATCTTTGCCACGCTTACGTCTTCGTATCCATGTTTGGTAGTCATAAATTAAACCTCTATTTCTTTAAATCTTTCTGATTTTGTCGGCATCTTTACAGATATAACTTCAAGCTCTTTTTTAATACTATTCCATGTATCTCTCATGGCCTTTTGAGATAACGTCTTTTTCTTTTGTGCTACCCTAAGAACCATTATCCCATGATACCTAAGAAGTCCGTTTTTTTCATTGTCAGACTTTATTGTTTTTCTTAAAGCTTCATCTCCCCATATTGGTAAAAAGTGAGAAGGACCGTCTATCTCTATGGCCGTGCCTAATTCTGGCAAATATATATCTACCTCAAGATTAGCGTTAGGTACAATCCCCTTCTTATGATATTCTATCACATAGCTCTCTTTTGTCAATTTATCTCTAATGTATTTTTCTAATTTAGAGCCTTCTTGAGACGCCCTTTTTATGCCAGGAACAGCCGCCTCTCTGAGCTTTGTTTTGTCTTCCTCAGACATATTAGCCCACTGCTTTCTAGCTGTCTCTCTGCGAGCCTCTAGCTCTTCATCTGACAAGTTTTCCCAGTTATGAGCAACACTTTCAGAAATTTTTAGCTTTGCCTCCTCAGAGTGCCCCTTATCTTTCGTAGGATGGCTGCTACGGCCCTTTTTTAAAGCGACTGCCTGTGCGGACCCCTTATCCCTAAGTTTAATTCCATGCGATTTTAAGGCCCTTCTGACCTTATTTGGGTATGTATCAAGCTGCTTGGCTATATCCCCAATACTCCTCTCCAAAATCCAGTATTGCTTATAGCACCATGTTTTATCTTTTAATTTATTCATTTACAATCCTCATAATTTGTTGCATGTTGAAGTTTTCCACAGTGTAATCAACATCCCTATTGAAGCAGTTTTCTATTAGCTTTTTGTGGCTCTGTGAGCGAGCTATCAGCTTCAAAGATTTATTTGTGTACACATCTTTAAAATTTTCATATTGCACAGATTGAGCTGGAGTATTTCTAATCCACTCCAAATCCCAAACATAAAAAAATTTTTCAGGAGACGTAAATTCTATAAGACTTTTGGCCGTGGAAATAGATGTTGCGATTATGGGTCCTGGTTGAAACCAAGCCTCTGAGATTTGCATCATAGAAAAATTTGGAGGTACACAATTTCTGTGCCTATCTTCATAGTAAACTATAGGGTCTATTTGCGAATCTTTTGAGAAAAATTTATTTAACTCATTTATCAAATAAAACGACATCTGACTTGCGCCAGAGTTAGCAATAAGAAAGCTAATTGTTTTTGAATTCTTCATAGTCTCTGACATAATCATCCTCATTGTATTTTTTGGAACAAAGCACATGAAGCACAGCGTCATTATGATAGGTCTGTTCACCCCATGTCATTGGCGGCATGTACAAAAAATCTCCAGTTTTCAATTCGTGAATTTTCTCCTCAAGCTCGCCCTGGCTGTTTTTATTGATAGTTTTAACAGACACTTCGCCGCTAAAACACAGAAGAAGTTGCTCATTAGTTCGATGAGCGTGATAGCCTCTTGTCTCGCCTTCTGGAACATCAGATATATGCATAAACCTTTTTACCGTAAAAGGTATCTGACGCAAAATATCATTCATAGAAATTAATCTACCTCTTTTGTCTTTATTAATATGCAACATAATTAGTTAGCCCTTTTTCAAATTTTCTTGACCACCCCAAGTCTTCTGCTTTTCTACTATTGATTGAATATCTTGCGTCTTGGCCCAGTCTGTTTTCTACAAATTCAACATGACTTTCGTAATCTTCTATTCCAAACCAAGAGCAAACTTGTTTAACAACCTCGATATTAGACAAAGGATTGTCGCCGCTTATGTTATATACGTTTCTGTTTTCCCCATATTCAATAACATACCAAATTCCATCAACATTATCCTTGACATGAATCCAATCTCTAACATAGCTACCATTTCCATGGAGTGGTATTTTTTTGCCAGACTGAATTGAATCTATACACTTAGGTATTAGCTTCTCAGGATATTGTCTCGGGCCATAATTGTTTGTGCTTCTTGTAATTTTATAATCTATTCCAAATGTTCTTCCATACGACATAATCATCATTTCAGCCGCCGCTTTGGAGCCAGCATATGGGTTGCTTGGAGTTAGCTTATGGTCTTCGTCAAAATGACTATCCCCGTCATCTGCATCACCGTAAACTTCATCTGTACTGATGTGTATAAGCTGAGGTCTAGAGTATACCTTTCCTCGTATAAGCTCTAGCAAATTGTAGACGCCAAGCACATTGCTTTCGATAAATATTGTTGGAGAAGCTATTGAATTATCTACATGGCTCTCTGCGGCAAAATTGATGATATAGTCTATATTCGGAGGAAGTCTTTGTATGTCTTGTATGTTTTCATTTACATGCTCATATTTAGGATTGTCGTCAAAGGGCAAAGATTTGCTTGCCGCATAGGTCATGCAGTCGTAATCTATTACCGATGAAACATTCTTAAATTTCAGAACCTTTTCAACAAAGTGGCTTCCAATAAAACCTCTTCCTCCAGTCGTCATTATTTTCATTTTTCTATCAACAACTCGCTTTCTTTTACTTTGCCTATTATGTAACCGGCGTCTTCTTTAGTTAAAGTTTCGTTTAATGGTATGCTAACTGTTTGTGAATTTTTACTTTCAGATAACGGCAGGCTAGGCGGAGATACAATATTATAGAACCGCTTCCTGTGGCAAGCATTGTAGTGAACTCCTGTTTGTATTTCATTTTTCTTCATTATATTCATAAATCTAACCCTGTCTTTAACGTCTATGGTGTATAGGTGACAGCTTTTATTTTCAAGATTAAACGCGTCATTATACATTTCTCTAATGCTAGAAATTTTTTCGTTTTTATCATCTAATTTGTTTAGATTCTGTAGCGCGTAATAACACTGCGCAGAATTAGCGTTCATTTTCCACCCAGCCATCGTGTTCGCTCTCAAGAAACTGTCCTTGGCGGTGCTTTCTGAAGACCCCAAGTTCACCATTGACCTTATATGATTAATTATTCCTTCATCATTAGAGACAACTATTCCACCATCTATTCCGCCTACAGGCTTAGTAGGATAAAAACTAAAAACCATTAAATCGCCTTTAGAGCAGGAGTCTTCTTCGAATTGATTTCTTCTAACTTCTTGCGCAGAGTCTATTATTTTATATCCCTTAACCTCAAAGTTTGTATTTATCTCTATCGAGTTCTTGGAACACACGCTTTTTGCAAAATCATATAGCACATAAGAGCTTCCAACCCAATCAACATTGTCAGTCCAGATACCCATCATTCCAGAATTATGCACAACGTTCGCAACGGCAGGAGGTATTATGGATGGTAAGAACACCGGATTCATTCTAATCGCTTCTTTTTTATCAGAGCTGTATCTTGTCAACATTCTTTTTGTTATATCCAGGCAAACAAAAAGTAGGCTACTGGCGCTGTTTGCAACACATGCATATTTAGCTCCAACGTATTTTGCAAATTTTTCCTCCAACTCTGCATTAACATCGTCGCACAATAGATGGCTAAAGTTAGAGCAGTCTATATCATATTTATTTATATTGAATA